GATCTTAGTATCTCCGTACAAGCTGCGAATCATGCAGGGCCACAGAGTCTTCTCAACTTCTGGAGATGAAAAAGCAGCCGTAAACAAAGACATCATCCCAGCAGGACTAGCCACATCCCCTACTTTAACTGTTTTCCACTCGTTAGCAATAGCTTGAAATAAAAACTTCGCGTCTTTAAACGGCGCCACATTAACTGTTAGCTGCGCTCCTGAAGGTAGTGTTACGATTCTTCCCATGCTGACCTCTTTCTTATTACGCTAGTGCACGAGGTGCGTTGCTAAATACCATCTCATACTCCACAGTCGCCTGTTTCGTTTCGCCTTCAACGTTAAACATTCCAGAAGTCTGTTTCTTAAAGATACCACCGGATAGGTTGTAGACGTCATTCGTGATGTTTCCAGAGCCGTCGCCCACTTTTTTAACAAACTGGCCAACTAAAAGAATAGTGCCAGCAAAGTTATTCTGTTGGTTGTTGAGCAAGTTCAAAAGGAACTTGTCGTCATCAGACCCGCGAACAATGACCACTTTTACATCCGCGTTGTTTCCAGTTTCATTGAGAGCGTACACAGAGTTCCCATTCTTGCCAGTTTTAACAGCGGCAATATCGCTATTATATGTAAGCTCGATGCAGTTCCCGTCAGCCAGGTCATTTAAGACTCGACCATTCAACACAATAGTATCGTTTCCGGACATCGCGACGACATTCATTCTAAGCCTCCTTAAAATTACTGCTTTACTTTTACTGGTTTATCAAAACTAATATATTTGAGCTGTGTATCGCGCCAGCTTCTTTACAGGCAAGTTGGACAAGTGGAGCCTGTCTCGCGACTCGTTGGGTCTGAGTCTGTAAAGACACGGGAGTCGAATAAATATAATAGCCGAACTGTCCAATGTTATTTACAAGATCCGTAGGGTTTCCAAATGTCGATGAAGATGTCCAAGTACCAGGGGCCAAGTATTCATTGTTCACAAACTGTTGACAGACACCTTGGTACGCTCCTTTAAGACCATCCATTCCTGCTTCTGTCTGTGGGATCTTCGTGGTTGTTCCAGCCAGATAGTTGAATCCAGCCACTTGAAGCGCTGACCCCAGAGCAAGTAGGTTGTACACGTCATCAAAGAACTTATTCGCGCCCGAGGACGACACTCCAGCGAACCCTTGGAATGACGGGTAGCAGTCCACACCAGCTGTAAGGCATTCGTTATAGATCGTTTGAGTCATGCTGGGATCGGGAATGATCGTCGCCAATTGCTTTAACTGCATGGTCAACGTGGTATTCGACGCGCCGAAGTCCACACAAAGACCGCGTCCCACATAAGCAGCCATAAACAACAAAGCATTGGGAGCTGTGTTACTTCCATAATACAGGCATCGCGTTTGAGTATTCAGCGCAGTTGTGTTCACGGTAAATTCACCTGTGATGTCGGAAGACGTGTAGCTGACCATGAACAACATGGCTTGCAGAGCTTGCACAGCAGTGGACGCAGTCCCAAAGTCAGTGCTGCCAATAGCCGCGTACGTGTGTGTAGCCATGATACCGAAATAGTTGATCAGACCTTGCGTGCGAGCGATCGCGGTAGTCAACGACTCTCCAGCAGTCGAGATCGTGGGGGTGATAGTGATGCCTGCGGAACCGGATGTATCAAAGGCGGTGTAGGTAAAAGTAAACAGAGCGGGTGCAGCTCCATACACACCCCACATCTTGATGACAAGACTTTCTGAAGCCAAAGACCCCGTGACGATCACGCCGCCTAGACCTGGGACGGCTTGCAAGATCGTTTGAATCTGCGCTGCTGTGGAGTTCCAAGAAATTGACGCAGAAGTGTTTCCACCCCATGTAGCAGTGAAAGAACCAGACGCAGGAACTCCAGAAAGAGTCCAAGTTTGGATTGCCGTCAGCATCTCAACAACAATCAATTGACCGTCATTAGTTAAAATGTTGGGCTGTTGAGAAAAAAGAGCTCCAGCCATTTGAGACGTAACTGATGTAGAACCAAAATCAGTTTGTACTTGCCCAGGGGCGACGTAGAATCCATAACCGGCGGAAGGAAAGGTATTCGTTGGTTGATCAGTTGAAAACAAGGCGACATTTGACGTGTTTAAAACATTCACGCCAACGGGGGTATTGCTAATTGAAACATTGATGATGTTTGTCAGCGGAAGGACATTAGTCGACATGTGCTATCTCCTTAAATTTTTGCATTTAAGGCTAGCTGCCGATTAAGGTATGCTGGCGGAAACTGTTGGGTACAATCTATTTAATTATACGGCAATTGGTCACTGGTTGACAATAACTTCTGGCTGCTGAAACGTGTTAAATATAGCCGTACTAAATGAAGCCGGTACTGAATAAAACAAGGGTATAGAAAATTGGTAGTGATATGGAAGCGCTGGCCCGTCGATCTCAGTGATATCGTTGATGCTTCCACCTGCAGGAATACGGCCGATAGAAAACGCATTAGCCTCTTGCTGTTGAATACTGTAAGGAGATTGCATAGCGGCAAGGACAAGTTCTTTTTGAAACAAGGCTGATGTGTCGACACTAATGGCGTGGATGTCCAGTATCGCCATGCTATTAACGAAGTTGTCAAAGGTCTCAGTAGTTGGGTTAAATTTAGACGAGTTCGCGAAGATCTTCACAGTCGCGATCCCAACAGAGACAAATAAACCCGGATCACTTGGCTGGGGCAGCTTTTGAGCGTAAAGTGTGCATCGACCTGGAAGTAACGGGATAGACTTTGTAAGGATGTCCATCAACAAAATTAACGGCGGCCCAACCAAGATCGAGGCGGTCGCTGTCAAGGGGGTCGGCGTCGTTGAATCCGTCACTGTGATGGTATCGGACGCATTTCCCGGGTTTGCGTTATAGTTGGACCAAGGGGGTGAAGCGTACAAACCAGTAGATGAATTGATTGTGCCGCCTTGCCCATTGGGGTTTACGCTATACGTGTATGGACCAATGCCGCCGGTTGCCAAAAATGAGGCTGTGTTCCCGAGACCGATCGCTGATTTTGTTCCAATTAAGGTGAGTGCGCTCATGTGGTAGGTCCTCTCGAAGTCCAATCTTGGGCAAGCGAGTATTCGAAATATCCAAACTGCGCCCAATCAGTTAAAGAAACTATTCTGTACTGGTTACCTTGCCAAAGGACAACGTCATCAGTGAAAAGTGGAAGAACGCTTTCAGCAAAAAGTTTATAAAACTTCCAGGTTCTTTGCGCGACTGGTTTAAATTGCAGTTCCCATGCTTTTTCTGGAACAATCAAACCGCGGAACGGTATCTGAACCGTTGTTTCAACCACCTGAAAGGCTGTGCTGCTGTTGATCAACTTTCCAATTTTTTCAACAGTCAGATATTGGAACCATCCGTCCAAGACATCACCAACTTGAGGGATGTCGCCTTGGACTAAGTCAATCGCACGGTTCGAGCCTAGTGCTATTGGACCACTTAACGGATAGCCGCTTGAGACTGGTACGACGCCAGACAGGGATAAAGGGTTCAACAGATAGTCCACATTTCCCATCTCGGCGACGACCGTAGTATCATCGGCCAAGACTGTTTGAACATAAAAACTGTAAGGCAACGCAGGGTTGAGACCAGGGACTGGCACGCTAAAAGTATTCTGCGGAAAAGCAGTTGGGCCAATTGATACTAGAGAATAAACCAAACTTCCGTCATTTGGATACCCTTGGGCATAATAGAGGTTGCCGTAGGAACCCACTTGATTAGAGGTCCACTCAGCTGTGGCCACGGTATTACCTTGGCTTAATACCACGTTTACATTTATTATGTTTTCTATGTTCACTTAAACCTTCTTAACCGCACTTGTTTGTCCAACATAGCGAGGTATATGCGTTCCATACTCAACAAGTTGGTAAACATATACAATCTTTTTCATGCTATACCTTTTTCGTATCACTAATGATGGAATCTCTCAACTGTGTAGTTTCTACAAGTATATCTTTAGTAGTCTTATGCGCCAATGTTTCCTTTGAAAGCTTTTGCCACTTTCCGTACCCACCTGTGTCAAAGGCCTTCTTCACAACCTCTTCAGCTAACACAGCTATTCGTTTGGTCCAAGGCACCATGCTTTTTTCCTTGATGATTTCAGCTTGAGCAGCTTCTGAAAAAGCACCAGCTGCGTTGAGACTTTCTTGCAGATGGTCGATCAGCGGCTCGCGTAAGAATGACCGTTTAGGCAAGTGCCGTTTAGGAGAACCAAACTCATGAGCAGCCCCGATCGTAGCGTTCGTGTTCCCAAAGCTTCCGGACTTAACACCTTCTTTTAAGATCTGCTTAGAAGTTTTCCACTTACCGACTGCGCCTAGTGTTTTCGCGAACGACCTGGCGTTCTTTTGTGCTTCTTTCCTTGAGGTGGTCCTGCCAAGGATACCAATGCGGGCCATGGGGGGGTCCATCTTAACAGCCTTTGCCAAGGCTTCTAACCCGTCTAGCTTGATAACATCATTTCCCTCAAATTGGGCACTCATTCAGCAAACCTGTATGGGTGCCAAAATTTCCAAGTGCAGATAAAAACACGACCAATTGGAAAACAGAAAAGTATGTCATGCTTCATAAAAGCTATTCGTTCGCCCTGTTTAGTAAAAACAATGGGAATAATGTCAATAATTCTTGGTATCCTTAAAAGTAAAAATCCAGTATCCTTAGTCCATAAAAACATATATCATCCTTTACGGATTAGTCATCCTTGGAATAGCGTACATTTGACCAGAAAGCTGTGGTAAAATGAGATGTAAATACTCGGCCCCATAATTAGTTTGGCAAAGCCAAGCGAAATCTGGGTTGTCTTTGATCCGCTGAGGGATCTCGATACCAACTGTGATGCCTGCAGACTTTGAGTTTTGAAGAAAGCCAAACTGACCCTTCATGCCTTGAGAGGCTCTGCGGATGTTCATGACCATATAGTGAGCTGAAAGAAGGAGGTAGCCAATGTTAAACGTGACCTGGTCACCGAAGAAGTCGGGATTAAAAAATGAGAGGCCAATCATTTGGATGGCATTAAGGATGCGATAGTCAGGGAACTGAGTCTTGGGGTCAGGTCCATAAGGAAAGTCGTCAACAAAATAACT